TCGTCTTCCAAGTTGCATACCTGCAAACTGTTGTACTGCATTTTTATATCTATTTTCATAGTATGTCAACATATCCATTGGACCTTTTAAATATCCAAATGCCTCTACTAAACATGCATATAATAGACCTTGTGGAAAATATGTGCTTAAATAAGTATTGTTATTAAAACCAGTGCCAGATCCAAGACCATTAGGCATTTTGTTATAATAGATTCTAAATTTGTAAGCTGCGTCAGGTGTAGGGGCTATATACATACCTCCAGATGATGTGTCTGTAGTATTATCTGCACCACCAAACATTGCATAATATTTAGGAAATCCTGTAACATCCTGTGCTGTTAGATCTCCTTCTGGTCCTGTTAATCTGTCTGTATATTCTGATAAATAAGTTTGATCTTTTTTTTCTAACCAAGTTCCGTTACCTTGTGTGTTAGCTGTAGAGTTAAATACTTCTACACCTCTAACAAATAAAGCTCCAGCAGGAGAATTAATTGTATTATCGTCTGCTGCAAATGTACCTTCTTGAACAAACCTTTGAGAATCCATAGGAAGCTCTTGATAAATTCTAAATTCAGCAGCCATAATAATTCCATCAACAACAGTTGTAGTTAAAACATCAGAACTTACTTCTGTGTAATCTCTTATCGCTGTAGTTAATGTGCTGTAATCGTATTTTTTAACTCCTGACATAATTAACCTCTATCATTTATGGGTCCAATTGTACACTGGAAACCACCTCCTGTTTCTGTGCCTGATGCAGCGTTAGTTAAAGTAACATTTATACCATCAAATTGTGTGGTTGTAGATGGTTGACCTGTACTTGGCACTGAGGTTTCATTTAAAGAAACAACCTTATAACAACCAAAAACTTTTGCTAAATTAGAATGAGATCCAGCAACTGTTGACTCAGGAGAAACGCCTCTGTAAGGAGCGCTTGTTCCTCTAGTACAACCAGTTAGTTGATGTGTAGATCTTCCTGTGTATTGTATGACTTCATTTTGATATGTTCCAACAAGAAGTGGGTCTGTTGTATCAGAAGAAGTTAAAACTTTTTCTACTACAATAAAACCTGAAGTAGGGAATTGAGATCCATCAGTTAAATTAATTGTAGTAGCAGTATCCGTTATTGCTCCATTTAATGTTGTAGACATTTGTAGTGTTGATACTGCAACACCACCCACCGGAGATTTTACATTTCTAAGTCTTGCAAAATCATTTACTTGTAAATCACCATTTGGAAAATTAATTTTTAATGTAGTATTAGATGCAGTTACAAAAGGGTTTTCTGGTAAAAAATCTTCTGTTGGAAACTCTGTTCTAGCAGTTCTTGCTCTTTGTAAAGCTTGTGGATCTGCACTTGTAGGTTTAGGATCTAACTGTGGTTGTTTAGGCTCGTACTCTGAAACGTGAACCAGGGCACCATTCCATTCTCGAACCATTTCATTATAGGGAAAAGCCATACCTGATCTATCTGAGATAGCTAAAGCAAATTTACCTGATGCAAAAGTAGTCATTAGACTCCTGGGTAATAAATTTTAGGTGATATATAAGTAGAATTAGAAGAACCATCTTCAGACTCTGCTCTTTTTAATTCATCTTCATATAATAATTTTAATTCTTGAACTCTTTGTGGCGCATATTTTATAGCTAAGTAATAAGCTAAACCCATTATCATACAAGGTACAAATCTATAAGGCACATCAGTTGCATTTGTGTAAGCACCTACATCATCAATTCTTTTTGTGTAGTAAAAATTAATATAGTTACCATCTTGAGCTGAACCAGGAGTTAAATATAAAGTCATTGTAACTTTATCTATAAACCTTTGAACCCAATATTGAGTTGGTAAACCTGTAGAAGTTTTATTTGAAAATCCTTGATACTGTGATCTACTAATTCTTGTCATAGGTGTATCAACTGAAGTTGCTTTAACTCTATGATTAGCTTCTTGAATATCTGTCATTCCAATTGGAAATTGTAAAACGGCATCACTTGTACTATGAGTTGCAGCCGTACTGCCATTAACACCTCTAACACATCCAGTTAAATTTAATGAAGAAATTCCAGAATAAGTAATTTGTTCTGTTCCAATAATAATTATACCACCTGCTGTAGGAAGTCCTGTAACAGAAGCAACACCAATCGTGGTAACTGCTGCATTTATTCCTGCAGATAAAGTTGTACTAACACCGCTTGACGTACCATCAGCCGGGGATCTAAAAAAAGTATATACTGCTTGTCCATCAACTAGTGTAACATTTTGGTTTTTTACTTCCCAAAATTGTAGACCTCTATTTCCCCATTCAGAAAATAAAATATTTAAAGATCGTTTCGCAGTTTTTAACTGATAACCAGAAACACCCTGCATACCAATACGTTCATATGCATCTTCAATAATTTCATCTATTCCGAGGTTCTTATCAAAAGAATAAGAACCAGAGGTAGTGTTAGCCATACTACGCTCCTGTAATAGTTAACGTAACGCTTCCGTCAGTTCCTGTTGTTTGTGATAATGTTGCACAAATTCCATCTTTAAACAAGATTCCAGAACCTGGAACATAAACTGCTAAACCTTCAGTATCGTATTTAAAAGTTGCCATTAAGTTACCAGCACCCGCACCACCTGTAGTAGCCGAGTCGTGTAAAAGTATAACAGAACCTGCTTCACCTCTACCTTGAATAGAAGTAACTCTAGCTCTACCCGCTCTTAATAGTGAGATAGTGCCCGTATCTTTTTGTAAAGTTGTTTGATCACTTGAAAATGATCCTCCTCCACCTATTGCCATAATATTTTCTCCTTAAATTAATATGTGGGGCCGAAGCCCCACACTAATTATTTATTAAGCTGCCCAAGCAAATGCGCCTTTAACTGCTAAAGGATCTTTAGACGAGTCAAGACCTACATGCCAAAAGCCATCTTCTGTACAAGAGAAATATAAAATACATCCAATTGAAAAGAAGTTTGTAGTGGCGTTAGCGGCTGTAAAAACTAATGAACCTTCACCTGCTGTTGATGTATCATAAGAAACATTATCAGCTGCTCTAGTTTCAATTAAAGAACCTGTGTACCATGCATCAGTTCCTAAAGCATCGAAAGTTAAAGTGTTTGTTCCACCAGTAGTGTCTACTCTTTGAACGTAAGCACATCTAGTTCCAGCGATAGCTGAAGGTAAAGTCATTGAACAAGCTGCTGCGCCTGTAAAGTTTACCGTACTAACTTGATTGCCTGGTAAAGCAACTCCAGCTCCTGCAGTAACTGCAGCGTGAGTCATACCTTGAAAATCAAATTTTACGTTTAGGTAGTTAGGTGTATAAACACCTGTTGCTAGATTTTTTACTATGGACTGAAAACCGTTTTCCGATCTTACTGGTCCTGTAAATGTTGTGTTTGCCATATTAATATCCTCCTAGATATCTTAAATGTAGTCCCTAGGGGTTGTCGACTATACGCGTCTACATTTAATCTTTATTATTTATGTATAGTGATTAATTTATATAACACTTTTTAGTAGAGTGCAAGAGAGCCTGTAATGTGGAGTGGATTTTTCCAACGATGTAGCTTTTATTCTAAGTAGCTACAGAAACTTGTGGAGCAGAACCTTCTACGTTGTTCTGTAAGTGAGCAATCCTAGCTTCTTCAAGCTTGATATCTGTGATGATCTGTTTGACTTTATCGTCAATTCTAACCATCTCAAGAGTGTATCTGTTATTAGACAGATGCTCCTGTTCCCACTTCAACTCCAAGGACCTTTTTGCTTTGTATAGGTCTTGTATCATTTATAACCTCTTCATAAGTTATCCGATAAGGAAAGTTTCTAAACATTCCCGATTTTTCCCAAACTATACTGTTTTCTCCTAGCTTGTCAACTATTGATTGCTCTAAAGAAATGGCATCATCTTTAGATTCTACTTCAAATCTACCGTGATGGTCATAAGCATATATGTTTATTAGGAATTTTTTCATGGTTTTGTCTTTCTATATGTTAAATGTGGCGAGACTATGTCCCGCCACAAAAAATGAAGTATTAAGCTCCTGGAGAACCAAAGATACCTCTAGGGTCAGATACACCAAATACGTATCTTTCTCTAGCTTTGTATCTAACATTACCAGTATCGAAGTCACCTTCCATCTTAGTAGATAGAGGAGTTCTTTCGAAATGTTTCATACCATTTGGCACATCTGTAGTAATGAAAAACGCGTCAGTGTCTGTTAAAAAATTATTAACAGAGTATCCTTGAGGAATCATCCCCATAGATCTGATTGCGTTGATATCATTATCAGCAGTTCCAACTCTACCAGCAGAAGCCATAAGTCTTT